CCGCGAGGCCAGTGCTGAGATTCACCCAAGACAAAAGACCTGAACCGTTCGTCGAAAAGATCGTGTTTTTTGACCCGTCGTCTTGCCACCTGTACACCGTGTCTTTCGTGACGGTGTTCGACGCAATGGAACCGATGAAATGAGTGTCGTCCGGTCGATACAGCCTGAAAGTGTTTCCAAGCTGAACGTTCAAATTCGTTTCAATTTGCGTGTTTAAAGATTCCATGTGAATGTACGGAGAACCTGAGACGCTGATTTGAAGATTTCCGTCTCCCGCCTCCAAAACTCCGACTCCGCCCGAATCCCAATTCAAAATTAACTGCGCTCCGGTGGAATTGCTCGTCATGTCGGCGATGGGTTGCCCGTTTGAGTTGAACCACCTCTGAATAGGTGTAGCGTCACCTGTTCCATTGACGGTCAAAGCAATAGCACCAGCAACCGCATCAGAAGGAAGCCTGAATTCAGAACCGTTTATGTTCGACACCACCAGCGGAGGATCGTCTGGATTGGTTCCGGCGATGTGAAGTTCTGCTCCGCCGACGGTGTTCAAAAATGTCGGGCGGGGTTCGTCCCTGATGTAAGTCGATGCTCCGTTAATATTAAATCTGAAGTCGATGGGAATATCCACCGCCGATTGAATGAACGTCACGCCGTTTTCACCGGATTCGTTCGCAATCGTCATCGTCAGGGGGCCGTATGTCCCGCCCGTCTCACTCATGTATAGGCGAATCCCCGGAGTCGTGACGGTCGATCCATAGACATTCAACTTGATGGTGGTTCCATTCGTACTCAAAAAAACCAAATGAGAATCCAACCGAAGCGTTGTCGTGGCCGTGGTCATCGTCACCATGCTCGATCCGGCGTTGTCGTTGAAACTGATCGTCCCTCCGTTTTGAAGTTGGAGGCGAGTCACGGGAGACAACCCAGAAACCGACGCGACGTTGATTTGAAACGAAGCACTGTTTCTCTCGATAGAATCAACAACCGTACCGTTTGCTTCCGCAAATTGAAGTTTTCCTCCAGGAGCAGTGGACGGTTGATCGTAAAGAGTCAATATAGGATCGGATTGAGACGAATCAAATACAAACGAAGATAAAACACCAGGATTTCCAATTGTTAATTGACCTAAAACAGTCCCACTACTCACATAAAAAGTAGACCCAGATTGGAGGACGCTTTGATTCAAAATAAAAGAATCTGGAATCCTGTAAATAATATTCGACGGAATAGAAACAGGTGTGCTTAACGCCACATAATTTCCCGTTGCCTCATCTATAAATCTTAAAACTCCGGGAGAAATTGAAGTATATCCATCTGCTAATACTAATTGATTTGGAACCGGCAATGTGCCACCCCTGGAAGAATAAACATTCCACGTTAAATATCCTGAACCGGATGGCCCAGGAGGGGACATCGACAAAGAGGACTGCCGTGGGTTTAATCCGGACTGTGGATTTAATTCTGTTGATACTATCAATGAAAATCCTCCCGCGATCCCACTATCAACTATTGATCGAATAAATTCGATAGGAGTCATGTTTTGCGGTCCAAGCCCTGAATAACTCGGATAATACATTCTCAAAAACGAACCCGCGTCATTGTTTAAATACACGTCACTACTAGCTTTTATGTTGGGAGCCGTGATACTTGATCCCGCATAAATAAAATTAGGGTAGGCTGTTGCACCTCTTTGAAGTATATTTTGATTAAGGATGAAAGGCGTAGATGAATTTGTCGAAGTTAAAATTAAATTCCCGACGTTTAAATTTAAAACGGTTCCGCTGGAAACGTAAAACGTGGCGTTTGGTTGTAATGAATTTCGGATTAATATAGCGCGGGTTATGATACCTTCAACGCTCTCGGCTTGACATATTTTGCCTAAGCTCAAGAGCGTGAAGGTAAAAATTACGGTTCTTGTTAACCATCTTTTCTTTTTTGTCATTCAAGCCTCTTTTGTTCCTTGAGATTCTATTTCAGCGATAGCGTCAGCCAAATCCACGTCAGGAGTCAACACGACGTATTTAATTCCAACGTCATTGAGTGCCTTCTTTTTGAATTTTGTCAGCTTCATTTCCCATTCATCGAAGTGATAAAACTCATCGACGGCGACATTGGATTTGGGATAAAACTTCGATACAGACGTTTGCCGATTATATTCGGCATGGAACAAACAGGGATGAGTCCATTCCCGAATCAATAAATCATCTCCGAGAAGATCAGATAATTTGTCCCTATTTTTTCTTTTGATCGCGTCGATTCGCGCCTGATCTTCTGCTCGTTTCTGCTGTTCTTTTAGATTTTCCAAGTCGACCGAAGACATATTTTTCCCCGGTTCAACGAATTCAGCGATCACTTTTTTTTCTTCGGATTGTCCCTTCATCGGGTTATCTCCTTTTTTAATTCGAGCTTTTTCCAATTCCCGTCACCGTCAGAACAATACCACCTGCCGTTGGAGCTACAACATTAAGCCGGAGATATCGGTGATCCACCATTCCGAAATCCCACATCGTTGAAGCCAGCGCAAGCGATGTCATAGTAACGCTCGATATGGAAACGTTTTGAATGGTGGTTGTAAAATCCGACCAATTCGCATTGTCATCGGATACTTGCCATTTAAAACTCGGCGTTCCGGTAATTCCAAGGGGCGTAAGTACAAAAGTCCCTCCTCCCGTAACAGTGGAAACCGTAATAGCGGTTCCGGCCTTCGCGTTCGCCAATGAACTTGCAAGCTTAAACGTATTGGCTGTCAAAAGAATCGAATAATACGTCGTATTGGCGGCAAGATTTTGCGGGTCAGTTCCAGCAGTTTTTGTATATAGAACCGGCAATCCGGTTGCGAGTCCGTGGCTTGATTTTGTGAATACACTGTTGGAAACGTCTGAATCAGTACCGCCAAACATTCGGCTATTCGTTACCGTCAGAGAACTGGTGAGAGATGAAAATATACCGTAATTGGTATTGGCTCCGACGGCGGTTGACGTGGCGTGAACAACACCTAACACGGCATCTGTTGAACATTCGACGCCGATAGTGGCACTACTGGAATTTAGCGCGTTTTTAATATTTCCCGCCGTCACGTGAGTAGACGTAACCGCGTTGAAATCAGTTCCTTCGATAAGTATTTTCCCATTCACCGATAGAATAGCACTGTTAATTCCGCCGGAAAATGTGGCCCCGCCAGCTTGTAACAATGCTTGGCTGGAAGAAACGAGCGTGTACGAATTTCCTACCGTTCCGGGCAATGTGACGGTCATCGTTGAAATTAATCCGTTGGCTCCGGCCTCGCATGTAGCGGTAAGGACACTGAACCCACCGTACGCGTTAATGGCGTTGATGATACTGACGGATGTATTACTGGAAACGTCTTGCTTCGTCCAGTCGATCCCTTGCGTCAATCTAATTCCGTTGAGAGTAAAATAAACGTTGTCGACGCCTCCCGAAAATTTTGTGGAGGACGCAGTTAACCTCGTCGAGGCACTCGATGAAATGAGTTTAGAATTGCAATAAACACCGACCGCATTACAACTGATTGTGACAGTGCTTATACTCGCGGTAGCTGAAAATCCAGGCAAAAGATTAATGGCGGCGGCTAGATTTGTCGCTGTCGTGACGGAGGAAGCCCCAATCACATAGCTGATATTACTGGTTAGCGTATAACCATCGACGATCAAATCAACATTGTTCGATGATAAAAAAGTATTCGAGGCAACATTGACTTGAACGGTTCCCGCTACACCCGACATTTTCGTGTTATCAACAATTTTCAATGTATTCGTAGCTTTTGTTCCATGCAACGCGGTGAAATTATTAACCGTGATGGAAGCTGTTGATTTTGTTCCGTCGATAAACGTAACAGCCGCTATAGTCGCACTGGAATATACCGCCTGAACGGAAAGTGAATCAATATTGCTTCGAGGAAGAACGCTTGATCCCATGTCCAAAACGTAAGTGTTGTTGTAAGCCAGTGCCGTTTCATTAACTAGATTCTGACTGTAAACCACTCTGGCGGCACGCACTACCAGAGCCGATGTCAAAATCAGCGAACACGTCGCCAGTATGTATTTAAGTTTTTTCATCAGAATCTCCTTTTAAAAATCTGTTTGGTTAAAAACGATTGTCTCGTCCCTTAATAGGGTAAGAGCGTTTCGCTTTTAATTAATTTTTAGACCGTTCCGTCATTTCCCAACCACCAGAACCGAGGATCAATCCAATCCGGTTCCCACATCGCTCTCGAACGCCACGCAAAAATATCATGCGTGAACGGCAACCCAGAAGCGGGGTTTTCCTGCACTACTTCCAAAGCGGAAGCTCGTTGGAAAATAAACCCTTTACCGGATTCACCGATTGACCATGACTTCGTTGGTAAGAACCGAGACACGATCAGGTTATATAACCCTTGCATTACGTTTCGAGCGAATGACGTTCCGAGAGTGGAATCAGCACCGGCCCCGCCGCCGACTTTGATCGTTGCGGTTGACGGATACCATTCGGAATTTAACAACTCACGCGCACTAAACTTATTGCTACGTCCAACCAATAACGTGTTGGGGTTGACGAGCAAGAAATTTCCCTGCAAGTCTAACTGGCCCATCAACGCTATATCACCGGCCTGAACATTTGCCGGGGTAAATGCGCCGTAAGAAGCAGGCGCGTTGAATCCGCCGCCCGAAAACGGGCTGGTCGAAGGCGTCCACACCGTCGAATACGTCACCGACGCGGGGATAGTATCTCCTCCATAAGAACCGGCGGAACCGATGAATCGTTGAAACGCCCATGCGTCTTCAATGACTCTCATCTGTTCACCAGCGTCTTTGGCGCGTTGAACGATTTGACCGGTTTGGTCAAAGTCCATCAGTTCACGTTCGACATCGAAGATCGCTCCGAATTTCTCGTTGGCGACTTGGATATCCAAACCTTGAACACGCACGCGGGGGAATTGTCCACCTTTCGGAACACGACGAGGCGTTCCGGCTCGATGCAACGGAGCGTAAAGCTCGATAGCCTTATCGGAATACGTCGTCAGAAACGCGGCCTCATGATTCGTTTCAACCAATTCGTACCACTGGTTGCAAATCATGTTTATACCAGCGCGTAGAAGTTGCTGTAACGCGTTTTCTGCGTTCGCTTCGTGGAACGTGCCACGCGCCCTTTTATAAACGCCTTCTCGGAACGCTTTGATGGAGAAGAACGGGTCTTGAAAATGCTTCGCGGATTCTTTCATGTCGATGCCGAACGCCGCTTTTGTTGATTCCAACATTTGCGTAATTCCGCGATCTTGAATCCGAGTCGCAAGTTTCCGATTGCTTTCCACCAATCCCGAGGACGTTTTGATGATTGATTCTGCTGTTAATTGTTTTTCACTCATTGTCGTCCTCCCTTATAGCGCACTCTTGCCGGGCCACTGAGGCACGATCAAGAGGTCTACGTTTGTTCCAGAAGCACCCGTCACCGATGTGACGCCGGGTCGCATTTTGGTTGTTCCCAAAGCATACGTTCCTGCTACGGTCGTCACTGTTTGCGCGTCCGCACCGGCGTATACCTTCGTCCCTTCGTTGTACGTTTCCGATGCTGTGGTTTTCATGAAGAAAATACCGGCCACATAGACCTGAATCGTACCGCTATCGGGATATTGCTTTGTTCCATACAAATTGCGGAAGCTCGTATCCGCCGCCACGCCCAAAAAGAATTGAGCGTTCGCGTCGCTGGCCACCACTTTAGCAAGATGCGCTGACGTATCAAGATAAACCATGTCTCCCTGATTAACGTCGGCGGTTCCGGCTACACTGACCTGATACGGAACTTTTTGTTCTTGTCCGATGGCTTGGACTCGGTTGTTAGTCGCTGTTGTTGCCATTGTCCACCTCCCTTATCGGATGCAGGACGCGAGCAAATCGCTGTCCTCATTCGATCCTTGATCGGACTCAGTAACCTTCGCGAAACTCGCAACCGGTACCTTCATCCCTTTAACGACTTTTTTGGCGATGGATTCCTGCATCCATTTCAGATCGGCGATTTCCGCCTTGGCTTCTTTAATGGTGCCTTTGACAAGACGCTCGATTTTTCCTTTCGGAAGTTCCAAACCGGCTTCTTTCGCCATTGATACGATAGCGACGCGTTTCGACTCTACCGCGTCATCATCGTCAGATTTCTTTTTATCCGATGGAGCGTCGTCAGCTTCATCTTCGCCTTTTTTCTTTTTGGCTTCGTCTTCGGCTTCTTCTCCGTCCTCGGATTGCTTTTTCTTTGACTCGTCCTCGGATTCTTCGCCGTCTTCGGCTTCTTCTCCGTCCTCGGATTCGTCTTGCTGATAAGCGGCTTTGGCTGCCTCTTTCATGAAGGCGTCAAAGAGTTTTTTGGCTTCGGTTATTTTCTCAGCCTTGACCTTTAGGTCTTTCTCTTTTTCCGCTTCACTAAGGGCGGTTTGTGCCGCCTCTAGACTTTTTTGCAGTCCTTTTTTCATTGGCCCAACCTCCTTGCTTTTTGTGTTGGCACCGGCGGCACTTTCCACCAGTGCTAAGAATCGTCCCCCGCGAGCAGGGGAAGTAACGATATCGCATGACATCGCATCCCTGAATCGAGTGACGTAGTTAACCTGCAGGGTTTCACCTTCCCACTGCACTGTACGATCTTCCACGTCGCCGTCTGCGTTTATGGACAGACCTACATATTCCGAATCAATGCCGGGGAATTCGTCGCGATAATGCAACGCGGTGCAAGCTTTTTTATAAGCCTGTTCTCCGTCTTCGGATAGGTCAAAATGAATTTCACCAAGACATGAAACTGACCCTTCTAAATTTTCAACTCGGCAGTTTTTAAAGTACCCGACTTTTTGACGAACGCGTCGTTCTGGAATATCTCGTTCTTCCGATTCGCTCGGATGATCCATGAAACATGGTTTTCCTTCAAAAACCATAGGGGCTGATTGGATCGCTTCCGGCCCGTAATAATTCATATTTCGTCGGTTACCCAATCCTTCGGTGATGAGAACGACATCGCAAATGTGGCCTTCTTTAACTCCGTCTCCGGTGTCGATTTTGGATTGCTTGACTTCTTTAAACGTCGCGGATTCCGAGCATTTCATTTTCATCTGCTTGGATCGAAGCAATTGAGAAATGGCGTTGGCGGCGTTAGCTTGTTTCGTTTTTTGTTTTCCTTCCCCATACATAGACCACGCCACCGCCCACGGATTGTCCACGCCTGATTTCTTTTTCAACGCTTTTACGACAGGTTCCATACCGGGCGGCGTGACTTGCTTCATCATTTTGGTTATGGACATGCACGCGTTCTTAAATTTGTTTTTCATTGATCCTCCGTTTCTCTCAATTTACCGTTCCCTTCGGCGTGCCATTTGTCAGTGACGTGGATCGCAACTAATTTTTTCCGATGAATTTTAGCGGTCACGTCCGCGAATTCATTAAGTCGAACGCGACGAAATGCGGCAATTAGTTTCTGCTCGTCTTCGTCCAGAATGAAATTGTCTCCCAGTTTGGATTCCGTCACCGAAATTTATCCTTAAAATCAGGCACACCGGCGCGAACGATGCACGTGTTGGTTTTGGGATGAACAAACGCTTTTTTGATTTTGAAATCCTTAAACGATAACCCTTTCCTGTCGCAATATCGTGAGACCGCTTCGACCAAATTTGTGAATGTGTGCATTAATTTATTATTTCTTTCCAACGCTTTAGCGAGATGAATCGAACGCGCTTTCGCATACGTTAAAATGTCGCCTTGCGCTTGCCAAAGGCCGGGCGGTGACATTATCAACGAATTAAACGTGACGCCAAACCTGAATTCATCATTCGATTCGTTAACCTCGGTGGTGATAACGCCTTCAATCGGTTTCCCCATTTTGTTGCACATGAGAACGATCCGACCGAGAAAAGCCATGATGACGTTTGATAGGTCGTTGTTCTGCGCCAATTTTTCAAATAATGTTGTTGCACGTCCTTCAAGAACTTCCGCCACGTTGTTAGACATTCGTTCACCTCGCTCCCACGACTTGAGGCTGACCTTCCAACCATCTTTCATAAGTGACGATGGCTTTACCGACCGGTTCCCCATCTTCGTTTTCAATCACCATCGCGCCCGGCACCACGCCGTTCGCGTCCATCCATCTAGCGAGTCGCATATCTTCTTCATCGCCGCTTCTCAACAATTTTGCCCACGTCGCAGGAACCAAACGCCAGTAACACTCGCAATTGGATATAATTACTGAATTGCAGTTGAATAAACTATATTCAGAACATTGGAGGTCGTACACATGACCGCTATAAAAGAAATCCCGAATTTTCAAAGCCTTTTCAGACGCTATGTATCGGGCGAACCTGAACAAAAATTGTCGAAAGAAATTGGAATCAGTCGCGGCACGTTTAGAAAAAGATTGATCGCTTTTGGAATTAAACCGAGGGGAAACAGCGAGGCTCGCCTTTTGATGTACCGAGAGATGAGTCTTTCTGAACGAAAAAAGATCACTTCCAAAGCCAATCAAGCCGCTCTCGGTCGCAAGGTTCATATTTCTGAATTGAAAAAGAGAGCTAATACGTTGGAGCATCGGCATTACAATGTTTCTCCCATTGAAAAAGAATTGATCGCCCGCCTTCGAGAAAAAGGATTTATAATTACGCCTCAAAAAGCCGTTGGCCCCTATAACGTCGATTTTGCCTTTGATGAATTTCCCGTCGCCGTGGAAATCTTCGGCGGAGGATTTCATTCGAGCGGACGACATCTTGCTAGACATTTGAAGCGAATTAAATACATCCTCAATTCGGGATGGAGCATTGTCATAGTCTGGGTCGATGGACGACGCTATCCGCTGACCGTCGGATGCGACGATTACCTCATGAGATTCCGTAATGAATTTCGCTGCCACAAATCCTTGCGTCGTCAATATCGGGTGATTCTCGGTAACGGAAATCTTGCGCCCACTCGGAAAAGTTATCTCAATACACCTGCCTTCATAGAAAGACTTTGAAGCACCTATAACGTCAGGAGCTAAAACCAAGTTGTCCGGCAATAAGCAGTTGGGATGCGCGGGAATATCGTCATCGGCTTCGTCCACTGTTAGTCCTTGATTCTCGTCGCAAATATCGCAAACTCTCGCGCCGAAACTGGTCTGCCAGATTTGTTCTAATTCCATGTCATCGTTAAGACCGGCCAATTCGTCGATAGCCTGAGCTTGAAGACTGGCGGATTGATATTGGAATATCCGATCCAATGCGTCGCCGGTTTCATACGCAGGAGTACCGGCGCGTGAAGCGTCGACTTCGGCGGCGGCTTCATCTGCCGTGCTGTCATTCAAAGCGTTTAGACGAAGATTGCTATTGATCGCGTTTCTATATTCATCAATCCACGCTGACCAACGAACCTTCCAAGCGGTGTCGGCGTCCGGCCCTTGATACGTTGAAATTGAGGCTTCTGAGAACATCGGATGTCTCGGCAGTTTCACTAAATAACTGGCTGGCGTTATCATGTCCAAAACATACGCGCTTCTTAAAACCGATTGTTTATAAATCTGTTTCAGGTTCTTGGCGGCCAATTCCAGAGATCCTTCGTGAAAATCTCTTAACACACCAACCACCATTCGGTCAATTTTATGAAACGTGCCGCGCCGCGCCGCTAACGGACTGTTCCACGTGGAGCTTTTAAAATCCTGCGTGTATATATTTCGGATACCGTTTCGCATCAAATCCTTAGCTCTTTCCCAGAGATAAACGATTTCTTTACCGCTCGATCTCCTAATCTTCATGATGGCGATTCGGTTCACGTTTTCCAGCCGTTCAATCGTCTTGTCCTGCCGAGGGTATCCCATTAGAGCGTCTTCAATTGGTTCTTGAGATTATTTTTTCCGTTTCCGTGGATCGGGCTAACATCATTCGGGACGGAACCGTTATCGACCGGTGGTTTTGAAAATCGGGAAGGAGGCGGCATCAACGGATCGGGGTTCTCAGCTTTGTTCTTTTCAACCCGTTTCTTAATAACTTCAAAATCGTAATTCGTCACGTTCATTTCACCGGCGGCCATTTCCGCCGACATCTGATGATCGAAATAACCCATTTCCTCGCACGTGGCGATATTCTTAATCGTTTCGGTTGTCGTGTCGCGGGTCACGCTCGGGAAGATGAATTCTGCGTCACCTGATTCGTATTTCATACCCGCTTCTTCGATCACTTCTTCGGCGATATCCAAAAGCAACCGTTCAAATTTTGCTTGCAAGTCTTCGATCACCTTTTCAAACGGTTCGGCACTCACCAACGCGTTCGCTCGATTTGAACCGCCTCCCACCACGTTGAAAAACTCTTTCGGCATCCCGATAGCCGTGGCGATAAAAGAAAGGACCACTTCGGCTGTCCCTCCGCCGGAACGTTCAGCGTTTGGCATGGCGGCCAATGGTTTTCTTTCAACAGCTTTGTTGTGCGCGAATATCGTCGCTTTGGTTGGCATGGTCGAATAATTCGAGATATGTTGCGACACGTCCGCCGCGCTCCCGTCGATGGTGTCGTCCCAAACGAAACTAGCTTGTAATTGAGCGCGGATCACTTCGGCGTCAAGCAGGTCTTTAATCCGTTTCAACCATCCGAGAATCGGAAACAAGATTGATCGTCCTCGTTTTTCTTGACTCACGACGTTGCCTTTTATGTGGATCATTTGATGGGCAGGTATTTGGCGGATGATATATTTCACGCTTGGCTGTTTCGCTGATCCCGGTTCACCCGGCACTTTGTAGCCGGTAAATGTCTGATACGCCGTCGAATACGTTTGGTAATAATAATAAACCTCGGTGATGTCGTCGGGATCTGTGATGATATCCCACACGGTTGATGGATCGACGCTCTGCCAGTTGTCTTTGTTGATCATCAATTCACCGTAAAGCAAATACTCCCTGATCCAAAATTCAGAGCATCGGTGGATGATGTTGAATTTGTCGTTAAATTCTTTCCAAATCTTTTCCTTTTGCGGGTTTCTCCATCTCACCTTAAACCGTCGACCGAACGAATATTGAGCCAACCCGTCGATGATGCGTTTGGCTAGGGGATGATGATTTTTCTGCTCAAAGGCGCGAGCGTGCATGGTGAGATAATCGGTGATATAAAGTTGCTTGTTGAATGGGCCACCGTAAAGCGGCGTATATTCTGTGTATTGAGCGGAATCGTATGTCGTCGCGGTTTGATCTTGAGCGAAGTTAAAATCCTCAATGAGTTTGGCTTCTTTCATCGCTCGTATATTTTTAAGAGTTTGTCGTTTCGCTTCTCGAACCGCTTTGGCGTATGACGGCATTTTTTCATGGAGTTTTTTTGATTCTTGGATCATGCGTTTGTAATTTTCACCATCCACGTTTTTTACTCTGAACGGGAAAACAACTCCGCGTGATTCGAGCAGGTTCTTATCTTTCATCATCGATCCGTGCTGATTTACGATGGCTTCATAAATCCACGCTTCTTCCACTTCAACGCGTTTCCCCCTGAACGGGTTGTCTTCGGATAACTTTTCTGGATCGTCGCACGTCAACGCTTCATGAAATGCCAAAACAGGATTCATCACCGGTTTGTTCAACGCCTCGAATTCATCATCCGGTTGATAATCGAATAAGGGCTGGCTGTGAGACGCCGGTCGTTCCTTTGTCGGATCGGATGGATTGTTTGCCGTATTCATCCAATCGCCGGGGCGGTTCAGACGAAACGCGTGACGTATCCAGTTGGCGAATTTATACAGGGATCGCACCGGCTTCTTTCTCCTTTCTGTTCAATTCGACAGTGAATTTTTCTTTCGGGACGCGAAGCTCGTTTCTCATGACGATCACAATTCCCACGTCGATCATCTTAACGAACGAATCTTCTCCCGTAGGCGAGTGATGAAATTCATATCCTCGTTTTTTCAGTAGTTCCACGTTTTCAAGATAATCGTTTTTTTGTTCGTCTTCCTTTTCCAAATTATTGATGAGTTTCTTAACTTCATCGAAATCCGTTTCTTCCAGAAGTCGTATGATCGCGGCGGCGACTTTCAACGCTTCGGTTTTTTCATAAGGCCCACGCGGAACCGCTACGGTGCCGGACGAGGTAAAATATACGCTGTCCATATTTTTCTCCTTCACATCCAATCGGCGTGAGAACGAGTGAATCCGTTTCCGTTCTTGTGACCGTTTCCGTTTACTTCTGCGACCATCACGCCGTTGCCTATCATCGCCATCGAAGGCTTTTGATAATTCAAATATCGGTGATTGATCGCTTGAGAAAACGCGTCGACTTGATCTTTGTATCCTGAATTTTCTCCGGTAAACTCAGCGAATTCTTCTATGAATTCAGGAACCCAAAACGCGCCGTCTAAAAGCGCGATCCGTTTCGCCGCGACGTATTGAGAAGCCAATGACGCCCGAACTCTTTTATCGCCGTGAACTTTGACCGGAATGATCGGATAATCCGTTGACCTTTTTAAATCCTGTTGCAAACTTTTACCACTTACTTTGTCTTCGATCAATAACGCGTGCGACGGATGAATCGCCCATTGATTTATGATGGCGGCTTTTGCGTCGGGATATTGAAGTCGCGCTCGAAACACGCGAGGCACAATGACACCCGCGCCATGAAATCCCAAAAGGATTCCAACCGTCCAGTCGTTGTCTTCCCCGTCTTCCATCGCAGTATCCCATGACCAACACCAAAACTGAACCTGCGGTTCAACACTGTAAAATTGCCAATCGGTTCTTCGGAACAACGCGCCTTCATCGGAGGACGGATCGCCTTGATACTGAGCCTGCCATGACCGATTTGAATTTGATCCGGGTATTTGCATACGGCCTTTTTGCAATTCGAGCGTCGCGCGATCTTCTCTTTCTGGATGCAACACGTGACCGATTTCACGAACGATCTGACGTTTGGTGATGGGGAAAGTGATAACGGTTTTTTTATCGGCGATGGCTTGTAGATTCAGATGCGTGTAGGTTCCTTCTGCCAACAATACTCCGCTGATGTCCATTTTGTCCGTGCGTTGGGACACTTCAACGATGGCCCCTGTTTTTTTATCGTTCAATCGCGTGCTGACGGTATTCTTAACGTAACGGATCGCGCTTTCGCGTTCAGCACGGCTTTGAGCTTGAGTGGGATTGATGCCGTCGTCGATCACGATGATATGCGCTCCTTTGCCGGTGGCGCGGCCCCCGATGGAAGTGGCGACCATACGACCGCGAGCGAGGTTCATAAATTCTTTCTTCTGGTTTTGATCTTCGGCTATTTTAACGAGCGATCCCCATTGGCGTTGATACCAGTCGGATTCAACGATGTCGCGTCGATCTTTGCTGAACATCTCGGACAAATCCTGACTGTACGAGAAAAACAAAAATTCCAACCACGGTTTTTCTGTCCACGACCATGTGGGCCAAAGTTTTGTGACAAGCGTTGATTTTAATTCGCGAGGAGGGAGATTGATGACGAGGTTTTTAATTTGGCCGAGCGTGACCGCTTCAAGATGTTCGGCGATGCAGTCGATATGCCAATTCGGAATAAATCTATTGGATGGTTCCACGATATGCCAAGCGCTCTTGACGTAATCAGTAAACGTCATTCGAGAAGTTTTTAGCGATTTCGCGGCGGAAGAAAAGGCTTTCAATGCGATGGAAGAAATATGTTCGGCTGTTTTTCGTTCGATGTTTGTGATGTTCACGAGGGCGTCTTCACTTCGACCTTCGATGAAAGGTTTAGAAGTTCCTCGGCGATCTTGGTAGACAAATCCAAACGGGTTTTGCAGGCGGGGCAGGTGTCCGGCGCGACGCGGCGAACAATCGAAACAAATCGAGACGCAATCGCACCGGCGATGGATTCTTCGTCTATGTTGTAATTTATTCTCTCGGCGTATTTTTCTCGGTTCCGTGATTTTAAAAGCAACTCTAACAAGCGATCTGAATAACGCTTAATCGTTCCGACTTGTTTTCCCTGATGGAACACCGGCTCATCGTAACCGTTAACGGCTCTAAGACCGGCGGCCAATTCGTATTTCTCGGTTACTTTTTCATTGGCGATAGCGAAATCGCTGGCGAACTTCTGGTCTTGTTCCAGCCATCGACTGAATGTGTTGCGAGGTATTCCGACACGTTCGCACGTTTGAAGAATAAAACCGGAATCGGCATACGTTTGGAGGAAGACAGGTTTGAGTGAATCTGTCTGAGGATTCTTCTTATCCGCGCGCGATACTTGTATTTTTCTCGCCATGCGCGTAATTATTATTCTACAAACGACTCCTTGTCAATACTTATTTTCTTACTATATACGCGTGCGCGTACGAGGAACCGACGAGGAAATTAATTTGGCGGGTTGTATTCTTTAAAGGGGTTGATCTGATTTTTCTGTTTATTTCTCAAGGCTTGTAATTGATTAAGGGCTTTGTTGTGCTGTTCTCTACCCTTTGTATATTCAATAAGCCCGACACGTTTTCGATGACGACTAAGGCGGCGACGTTCGAGCAGTTTGCGGTGGCGTTTCGCGTGTAACGATTTCATATACGACGGAATTTTCTCGTTTCTTTTTCCTGTTCACCTCGAAGCTGAATCAATCGTTCTATCATGTCGGACGGAACCAAATACGAACGGATCAATCCTGTCTTCGACACGGAACCTTTAAAGGCCATCCGCGCTATATATTCATCCTCATCCGCATTGACGAGAAATGGGATCATAAAGGGGCGAGTTCGTCCGGTCGGTTTCGGCCCCGGCTTGTTCTTTTGTTTTTTAGGCATTGTTTTCTCCGGTAATCGTTATTTTAAGACCCATGACTCGAAGCCAATTAATATACGGCATCGTGATTTCACGTCCGGTCGCCCATAAGTCCATCTCGAACTCGGTCGGGCCGCGCATGTCATCATAAGAAAATTCCATGTTACTGCTTCATGTCCACGATCTTGAACTCAATCTTCGGATGATCGTGTCGCGCCTTGACCATAAAATCTTGCGCTTCCTTTTTCGTGTTATAAGGCCCGCTCTCATTCAGGAATTTCTGATAAGTATAACACGGCCCTACCGGCACCTCCTCAATGCACTTCACGTTGTTAATCACCAGTGAAACCCACACGACGAAATATAACATCAATCCCTCCTTTCGTTCTCGTTGTTTTGTAAGGCTTGAGCGGCCCCCTGAATAAACACCAATCGCAATCTTTGCGTTGACATTCCCAATATTCGCCGGTGAACCATTCGATTTTTTGGCGTTTTCCTTTTTGGTAATAAAGCCGGTTGCTTTGAACGTATTTGATCTTATGCCCAAACCACCAGCAGAGCCAGTTCACATCATCATTCCCGAATCAAACGGGTCTCGGTTAAAAACACGACGCCATATATTCTTACACCAACCGATCACGCTGTCTATATAGCTCATTGACCAATCGTATCATTTTTAAACAAATAACCATATCGGGTTGACAACTCCTTTTTTTCCGATTCCATCACGGCAACTCGTTCTTCCGTTCGTTTCATCGTGGCTTCGACTATATATTTCAACTCCGGTCGGGCGCGGACGATAACAACCAAACTCGCCAAGAGAATTTTTGCGATATCTTCACCGCAACTTATTTTTGATCTTGTTAATTTATCTATGCAATCCAATCTGAGCATTTCATCATTAATCGTTCGTTCCAAGTGAACCTCCTTGTTAATCTCCCGGTTGTTCCGCACCGTGATATTTGCAAATCCAGACCATGACGTGAGGCGAAACGGTGTTGGTATGCGCCCAACTGGTCGCGTTGTTCGCAAAAAAGATTTGATGCGCTTCGCAATACCATTTCCCTGCGCTTTGATGTTTGCATGGTTTCAAGACCATCATCCTGACGCCGTCGATCTCGGTAAATTCACCCGCGCCTCGAAGATAAACGTTCGCGGGACAATGCCGACCGCCTTTCATTGTTTCATCCTCAGCATATTTTCCACCGTCCGTTTGACGAGCATACTTTTCCCTCCGCGTATCAACGCGATAGGTCTCAACTTTCCAAACAACGGATTCGGATTTTCCAGCCACCGATCCGTCTTTTCCATATCGCCATTGAAAAACTTATCAAGAAGCGATCTTATTTTTTCAGTGTTGGTTTTTTTCATCGCTTCTCCCCGGGTCCAACGGTCATAGAAAACATTTGGCGCAAATTAACGCAGAATTGGGGCCGGAATTGACCACACCGAGCCTATTCATTTGGGATTCGTCTCAACTTCCACGGGGAGAACGGCCTTCTTTGGACGCCCCCCCCCTTAAACCGTTCTTCCGAACAGCTTGAGCTTTGGACTTAGACTTAACCAAACCGCCTTTGCGTCCTATCTTGGACAAGTAGCGCCGGATTCCTGGCTTCACTTCATTTTTCGGTTGATTCGGCATTTTTTACTCCATTTTCTTTTGGTTTTATTCTGTCTTTAAATCCAGAACAAAAACATCCTTTCCCAGACAAACATATTTCTTCTTGTATGGCACTTAAAGGATTCCCTGGTTCGCATTCATAGTATTCCTTTGTATGGAAATTTTTATCATGATTGCACCACTCACAAAGTCTATGCCGATCACTTATTCCCATGTTTTTTAAATACCTGCTTCTTTTGCCAAATTAAAAATATCTTTCCAGCTTAGAACGAACCATAATTTTTGTTTTTCATTAAAGATAATTGGGCAAGATGTTTTTGCCTCAATAGACAGTTCATATTCATGGCCATTCATTTTAATTTGTCCAACATGAATACGTAAAAACATAGATTTTTCACCGAAAACAGTTCCTATTTTTTTCATATTATTCTCCTATACTCCATATTCCGGTAAATCGTCTATTGATACTGATTTGTCCAGGACTCTGTTCTCTTGTTCTTTTGGAAAAAAAACTTCTGCCTTGTATTCTGCTGGCTG